TCCGTAACGCGCTGGCCCGCGCGCCGCAGTCCCCGTTCGGGGACAAGGCGATGCCGAAGATCAAGGCGGCGGCGGCGAAGCTCGGGGTTCATGTCGGTGACGACGACGCCGACGACGGCGGCCGGGGCTGGCAGGGCACGGACGTGGAGCGCCGGTTCACCCCCGGCGCGTGCGAGGTCCGCGCCGCGGCGGAGGGCCGTCACATCGGCGGGTACGGCGCGGTGTTCGGCAAGCTCAGCAGGAACCTGGGCGGGTTCGTGGAGACCGTCGGCGCGGGCGCGTTCAACCAGGCCAAGTCCCTCGGCTGGCCGAACGTGGTCGCCCGGTACAACCACGATCCCAACATGGTGCTCGGCACCACCGCGGGCCGCACCCTGGCGCTGCGGACGGACAACGTGGGCCTGGAGTACGAGGTGCTGCCCCCGCAGTCCCGGCAGGACATTATCGAGCTGGTGGAGCGCGGCGACGTGCAGTTCTCCTCGTTCGCGTTCCGGGTGCCGCGCGGCGGCGACGAGTGGTCGGTGACGGACCAGAACTACCCGCTGCGCACCCTGCACGAGGTGCAGCTGGTGGACGTGGCGCCGGTGCTGGACCCCGCCTACCCGGACGCGACCGCGGGCCTGCGGTCGCTGGCGGCGGCGATGGACGCCCCGCTGGATGAGGTGCGGACGATGGCGGCGGCGGATGAGCTGCGCCGGTTCTTCGCCCGCACCGATGCGCCGTCCTACCGGCCGCCGAAGCCGAAGGTGCAGGCCACCGTGGCGATGATGCAGCTGATGGAGAAGCGCCGGAGCCCGTTCCCCGGCCAGGGCTGAACAACTGAATGACAACTGAATAGCGGGACAGGCAACGCAACCATCCCGCGCACGGCAACCATCCCCCAACCCTGAAAGGACCCGCCGTGAGCGAGGTTGCGAAGAAGCTGAACGACCGCAGGCTGAACGTGTGGAACGAGGCGCGTTCCATCATCGAGAAGGGCGCGGAGGAGAACCGGGACCTGTCCGCTGAGGAGCAGGGCACCTGGCTGCGGATGATGGAAGAGCTCGACAAGATCGACTCCAAGATCGAGGGCGTCCTCGCGGCGGAGAAGCGGGCGAAGGACACCGACGACGCGTTCAACGCGATCATCGGCAAGGACGTGGACAAGCGCCGCCAGGGCCGCACCGAGCCGACGCACTCCCAGCAGGCGGGGGATGAGATCCGCGCGTGGTTCCGCGGCGACGCCGGGAACCGGCCGCTGGAGGTCTCCCACGACCCGGCGCGGGGCCCGATCTCCTACCGGTCCCTGGTCACGTCCAACGCCGCCTCCGGCGGGAACATTGTTCCCACCGACTTCTACGACCAGCTCCTCGCCCACCTGGTGGAGGTCAGCGGCCTGCTCCAGGCGGGGCCGACGATCGTCAACACCGCCGGCGGCGAGTCGCTGCAGTTCCCCCGCACCACCGCGCACACCACGGCGGCGCTGACCGGCCAGACGTCCTCGATCAGCGAGGTGGACCCGCAGTTCGGCCTGGTCACCCTGACCGCGTTCAAGTACGGCGCGTTCCTGCAGGTGTCCCGCGAGCTGCTCGATGACTCCGCGGTGGACCTGGTCGGGTACCTGGCCATGTCGGCGGGGCGCGCGATCGGCAACGCGTTCGGCGCGGACCTGGTCACCGGCACCGGCACCAACCAGCCGTCGGGGCTGGTGGCGAACTCCACGCAGGGCGTCGCCGGGGCCACCACGGGCAAGGGCGGCGCCGCGCAGTACGCCGACCTGGTGAACCTGGAGTACTCGGTGATCGCCCCCTACCGCCAGTCCCGGTCGTGTTACTGGCTGGCGGCGGACAAGACGATCGGCGGGTTCCGGCTGCTGCTGGACTCGCAGAACCGGCCCATCTGGGAGCCGTCGGTGGTTCTCGGTTCCCCGGACCTGCTGCTCGGCAAGCCGCTGGTCGCGGACCCGTTCGTCCCCGCCGTGGCCACCTCCGCGAAGTCGGTGTTCTTCGGCGACTTCGCGCAGTACGTGGTCCGCCTGGTCGGCCCGGTCAGGTTCGAGCGGTCGGACGACTTCGCGTTCCAGACCGACCTCGTGTCGTTCCGGGCCATCATCCGCGGCGACGGTTCCTTGATCGATCGCACCGGCGCTTGCATGAAATATTTCGTGGGGCCGGCCACCTGACCTGCGGTTTTGCCATTCCGGGCGCGGCGGGGAATCGCGCCCGGAATGGCAAGGGAATGGGCGTGAAAGCACGGACCCGGGCTGCGGTGCAGGCGTGCGCGGCGGACTGCGGGCATTACGTCGCCCGTGGCCACGCGGTGGTGCGGCGCGGGAAACGGTGGGTGTGCACCCGGTGCTCCCTGCCGGGCGGCACGCAGTGGGCGCCGGCCCGGTGCGGCGCGTGCGGGCTGCCGCTGGGGCAGGGCGCGCGGATCGCGCTGCCGACCGATGGCCGGTGGCGCCACCAGGAATGCTGCACGGGACGTCCCGTGGCCCTCGCCACGGTGGCGGTGAGTTAAGGCAAAGGAGAGCCAGCATGGCTGACCTGATTTACAGCGGCCCCACTGATTCGGCGGACGGCGCCGCCGGTTCGGCGCCGGGTGCGCCGATGGCGTACGGGGCGGGTGACCCGTCGCAGGTGACCGGGCAGGACCCGGCGTCGTTCCTGGGCATCCCGTTCTCCTACGACACGGGCCTCGGCGGTTCGCCGCCTGCGGGCCCGGCGGGAAGCTCGGACGACCCGACGGGCGAGCCGGGCCAGTACCCCAGTGAGGGCACGTTCTCCCACGTCCCGCTCGGCGGCACCGGGCTGGACGGGTCGGACGGCGCGCCGCCGTCGATGATCGAGACGACGGGGAAGACGTTCGCGGTGACCGACCCGAACTACACCGCAGGCAAGCCCGGCGGCGGTTCCGGGGTGCAGCTGGTGGAGGCACCGGTCGCGGTCGGCGGCCACGACGACTCCACGATGGTCGTCGGCCAGTACCCGCCGGCGAAGCCGATCGTGCCGGGGGACTACTACCCGGATATGTCCGGCGCGGGCGAGGGCAACGTGCTGGTCGGCGGGTTCAAGAAGGGGCGCCGGGGATGAGTGACACGTTCCCGCGCGGTCCCGGCTCGCCGCAGGCCGCCGGTGCCGGGCAGATGGCGCACCTGTCCGTCCACGAGGCGGTGGTGATGAACGAGCCGGAGGTGGACGGCCCGTCGGACTTCGACCGGCCGCAGCCGGCGGACGAGGGCGGCAGCGACTCGGGCGGGTGGGTGAAGACCGCCGACTACGACACGGGCTATTACGGGATCGACTCCGGCGTGTGGAAGCAGGTGTAGGCGTGCAGATCGCAGCGAACCCGGCCCTGGCCCCGTCGGCGATGGAGGGCGGGAACATGGTGGCGACGAACATGATCGCCATGGCGCTCCCGGGGTCGGAGCCGATCACCCCGATGCCGGAGGCGCCGAACCTGCTGGACCCGAACCTGCCGATGCCGAAGATCCCCGCCGGCCAGCTTCCCCTGTCCACGCAGGTCGGGAAGTACGGCGGCGTCGGGCTCCCGGCGCGGCCGGCGAACAACTCGGGTGACATCCGGGCGCCGGGCGCGGAGCCGGGGCGGGACGGCGGCGGGTTCACCACGGGCCCGCAGCCCGGCGGGAACCAGGGGCACGGCAACCCGGGCGCGGGTTCGTCCGGGCCGGACTTGTGGAAGCCGACGATCTCGTTCGGCCCCCCGGCGCGCAGCCCGTCGGCTCCGGGCAGCTAGTTGCACCTGCCGTGGCGGGACGTCGCCCCGGGTGACGGCCCCGCCATCAGCACGTCGGTGACCGCCGCGGAAGCCGCTGAGCTGGCGCGGCTGGCGGAGGGCCGCACCGTGCTGGAGGTGGGGTCCGCGTACGGGTACAGCGCGGTGGTGATGGCCCTCACCGGCGCGCAGGTGACCGCCGTGGACCCGCACGGGGGCCCCGGGTCGTGCGCGGGGTCGTATGAGGCGATGGTCGCCAACCTCGCGGCGTACGGGGTCGCTGACCAGGTGGAGGTCATCCGGGAGCAGTCACAGCAGGCGCTGCCGTGGCTGGCCCGGGAGGGGCTGGCGTTCGGGCTGGTGTTCATCGACGGCGACCATTCCGCGCAGGCGGCCCGGCATGACATCCGCTGGGCGCTGCAACTGCTGGACCCGGGAGGGACGATCGCGGTGCACGACTACCTGGAGGCGTGCTGCTGCCCCGGGGTGCGGGAGGCGGCGGACGGGCTGCTGGAGGGCGGCGTGCTGACGGACTCGATGCTGGCCGTGGTCCGGTGAGGGTGCTGGTGACCGGGTCGTCCGGGTTCATCGGCCGTCATGTCACCGCTGAGCTGGAGCGCCGCGGGGACGTGGTGGTCCCGCTCGACCGGCCGCGACTGGACATCACGCACGCCCCCGATGTCGTTGAGGCCATGCGGGGCGCGGACGCGGTAATCAATCTCGCTGGCCTGCTAGGCACTCCGGAACTGTTCGGCAACGAGCGCCGCGCGGCGGAGGTTAACATCCTCGGTGCTCTCGCCATCTATGACGTGGCGGCGCGGCGCGGCATCCCGGTGGTGCAGATCGGCACCGGGCACAAAGGCCAGCCGAACCCGTACGCGATCACCAAGGGGTGCGCGGAAGACCTCGGCCTCGCCCGCGCCCGGTGGCGCGGCGAGAAGATCACCGTGGTCCGCGCCTACCACGTGTACGGCCCGGGACAACTGCCCGGCCCACCGCACGGCCCGGCTTCGGTGCACAAGTTCTTCCCCACGTTCGCGTGCCGTGCGCTGACAGGGGTGCCCCTGGAACTGCACGGCGGCGGCGGCCAGCTCATTGACCCGGTGCACGTCGCTGACGTCGCTGAGACGCTCTGTGACGCGATCTCCGGCCCGTATGGGGAAGTGGTAGAGGCCGGGTGCGGAA